TTTTTTTATCAGGAACAAGCCCTGAATCGGCAAGCACTCGTTTATAGAACTGAACAGCAGGCTGAATGTTTTTCACGTCGGCAATAGTTTCTTTGAGGGCTAAAGCGTCATAGACGGCTTTCCCATTAGGGTATTCTGTTTCAGAGTTTGTAACAGAACTTTTTTTGTTTGCAGAATTTTCTTTTGTCGCATATATATTAGCCCATGCGGCCTCTGATAATGGAGGATTATCAGTCGTTGTATCTAAATATGATTGGTATTGAGATTTGCCGGTATCCCCTTTCAGGTCTGTAAGAGCCACAAGGTTAGCCCAAGTACCCCCTGCAACCCTCCATTGGATATATGTTGCTGTCTTTTGTAATTCTATATTTGCTCCTGTATCGCCTTTGAGATTGGCTAATGGAACAAGGTTGGTCCATTCAGTCGCTCCAACTACCCTCCATTGTATGTAGGTTTCGGTTTTTTGAAGTTCTACGCTCGCCCCTGTGTCCCCCTTGAATGTAACAAGGGCAAACTTCCTTAACTTATTGAGCGATGTATCCCACCCCAGAGCGGCAAAATTCGCTAACGAACTACCATCCGGCACATCTCCTGCCTTTATCTTAGTTATTCCCATTTTACATATAAGTTTCTATTGCACAATCGTTTTCATCAGTAATAATAGCCCCGTTCTCGTCAGCAAAGACATAGTCGGTTTCGCTTACACGAAAAGAGGTAAGAGTGATATTAAGGTCAAAGACACAAAGGATAGTATCGTCAGTAACAATGAGTTTTTTAACCTCACTACCCTTGTAGTACCCGGAATGTTCCTCGTAGATAGAATCAAAGAAAAACACCCTTTCGCCGGTCTTTATAAGGTCATACAGCAGGGCGTTGTAGTTTGTCCAGAAAGCACTTTTTGCACAAAATATCCGGCAGGGCAGAGAAACCTCTTTCTCTTTGAAATAAACATTTTCATCATCGTAAAGGACACCGTGAGCCAGTTTGTTGACCTTTAGGTTCTCCTTCACAGAGGGAGAGCGTTTCAGCTCTTTTATAACCGATTCATCAACCACAACGCCGTATATTCCAAGATCGGCACCGTCTATCTCTACACCTGTAACACCTGAGAGGGTAGGGGGGGAATACTCGTACCCCTCCAAGGGGAAGTCATCGACAAGAGACAGGGTGGCGTATTTTAAAACCTTCTTCCCTTCGTATGTCGTGTTGTCAGCCATCCGTAGTTTACGGGTGATACCCAGATCCTCAAAGGTGAAATCATGGTAAGCTCCGTCAGAAAGCATGACTATAAGCCCGTCTATGTCTGCTGTCAGGCTACCGCCAAACCGCATGGTTATTGTCTTACTGTCAAGGAAGGGGGCCGAGAGGTCAACCTCTATACCGTCCTGATCGGGCCAGTCGTTGAAATCAACCTCCTTCAAAGGAGGAAAAGCAACAAGCGAGGCAAAGTCAGTGACTATAAGCCCGTATGCGGCTTTTATATCAACCGTGTCGATTATTACCCTGCCTGTCATTTATTATTTAGTTTTAACCCTTTTGTTTCAATCATTTCAAGGGAGTTTTTCATCTTCTCCATGTTTTTTTCCATGCCCTCCAGCCGTGCCGTGTTGGTGTCTATGTTTCTCACATGGTTAAGTAACTGTCCTATCTGGTCTGATATTGAGGATACATATTCAAATCCCTCATTGATACCCTCGTTGATGCTACTGAGAATCCCTAATGCTGCTGTCAGCGTGCCCCCAAGCTCGTCAACGGAATCCTGGGAAGCCTGCGCAACTCCTTTTGCAGCGGAGGACCGTTCCTGTTCGTCGGTTATCAATCCTAAACCCTCTATCAGCTTCCGGTAATTCTCACCTGCTGCCAGTATGTTTTTCATTGCAGTTCCTGATGCCGAGCCAATCCTGCTTAAATCGTTCTCGTCAAATGTGAAATCGCCGTTATCTATGTTGAGGCTCTGCTCCATTGCATCAAATACCGGCTTCATCAGTTTTTGCACGACAAGCATATCAAACTGCTTTGCGATCATGTTCTGCATCAGAGTATCCCATGAATCCTGAGCGACATCCGAGAGGTCTTCCATGCCCTCCACATAACCGTCAATCATCGAAGACGCAAGAGACGAAGAGAATGATTTTAGGTCGGTTGTCATCAGTTCGTCAATGACCGCCTGCCGTATATCTGCCGCCTGTGAGCGTAAGTCTTCTATCTCACTCTTCCAGCTCTCGATCTGTTCCTGGTCCTGTTTGCGCTTTCTCTTACTCCTCTCGGCTTCGATCATCTTGTAAAGCTCACTGATCTGCTTCTCAAGGTTTATTGCCTGATCGACCTGTTTCTTGTAATAATCAGTTGAAAAAGCCTTTTTTATAGCCTGCTCAAGAGCGTTGTACTCTTTCTGCAACCTCTTTACAGCCTCCTCATGCTCTCTTATCTGGCGCTGAGCATCTCTTGACCGCTTATCGAAGATGTCCATAACAGAGGTGATGACACCGAACAGACCGGAGATCATCTTTACAGGATTGAGGGTGAACATATCGGACAATGACCCTGCAAGATTAGAGAACGAGTTAAGTATGTCCTCTGTCTCCTGATCTATCGTAACACCCATGCCCTTTAATCCGTCTGTAACGGCGGTAATAGCCCCCTGAAGTGTTGCAAAGCCTGCTGAGGCTATAAGGGCAATATCTTTAAGACTCCTGTCTTCTTCAGGCAGTTTTTTGTATTGCTCTATCGCATCTTTAAGAGCCTTGAACGGATTTCTCTCTTTGATCTCCTTTTCCCCTTTGGTAATAGCGTTCATCTGCGACTCAAGGTCTTTTGCTAAAACACCCTCTTTCAGTTTTGCGGCTACCTGCTCTCTTGCTGTTCCAAGTAGTTCGGAGATTTTTGAAGTGCTAAACTTGTCCAGATTACCCATGAGATCACCAAAGACAGGATCTTTCATCAGTTCATCCGACAGGACCTTAGACTTCTGCGTCTTCTCCCACTCATCCACTTGCTTTTTTTGCGCATCGGTGGTGGCTTTTTTCCTGTCCTCCTGCGCCTGTCGTTCTATCTCGGTTATCTGGTCTGCAACGGTCTTGTATTTTTCTTTAAATGCTTGTAGATTGGCCTCAGTCTCGGCCATGAAAGACAACCCGATGAATGCAGCATACTGTGTTGAATCCATACCGCCTGTCTTGACCATCTCGCCAGCCCATTTGCGTTCTTTGTCGTACCGGTCTTTTATTGCTTTCTCCTTGCGCTGCTCGTCAGAGAGGAAAATATCTGTCAGCTCGGACTGCTTTTCTTTTAAAAGGTCGAAATACTTTGTGTTTACCTCTTTCTCACCCTGCTCTCCTTTTGTTGTGGCTACCGCTCTGCGTGAATCAAACACACCCAGTTCTTCATCAGAGGGTGTTTTTCCGGCTTTCTTATACGCCTCTTTTAGTTCCCTCTCCTGCTTGTCAATCTCTGCTATCTTTTCTTTAGTCGAGAGCCGTATCTCTGCAATCTCCTTCTTACGGCCATCCTTCATTATAGCCAAACGGGACTTTTCAAGCTCTAACTGTGATGCGGTTATCTTATCAGAAAGGGTTTTATCAGCCTTTTCCTGCTCAGCGGCTTTCTTCCCGGATTTATCATATATGTCAAGCACCTTCTTAGCTTGCGCCAGTTTCCCGCTCGCATCGTTGTACGCCTTTACTACCTCGTCGGCAATACCTTTCGTGTCGCCCTCTTTCAGTCGGGCAAACTGTACATCGTCGATCTTGTTTGCTATCTCGTCAATAGCTTTCTGGGCATCTTCCTTCTGTTTCTCCCAGAAGTCTTTATTTTTGAGAACATTCTTGTCATTAAACTTTTCAAGTTCCTTGTCCGCCAGTGCCAGCAAGTCTGTCAACTCGTCAATTTTCTGCTGTTTGTTCACGCCAAGAACATCTGGGTCTGAAGCTAAGAGGCTGTCTCTCTCAGCCTTTATTGCATCCCTCTGGGCTTGAAAGAGCTTCTTTTGCTCCTCAGGTGATAGACCCCGGAATGCAGCTTCTTTCTCTGCGTCAGCAATCTCTTTGAGTTGCTTCTGATACCCTTTCAGTTCCTCTTTTAATATCGCAAGCTCTTTCCTATCGCTCTCAAGTGAAGTGCTCTGCTGCGGGGAGAGCCCGTCGTCAGCCCCTTTGAGAATCTTTCGTATGCTTGCCTCTACCCGTGCTATCTCGACCAGTTTCTGGTTATACTGGCTCTGTACCCCTGCCTTGGTAATCCCTGCACCGTACTGAGAAAAAAGGCCTGCAAGGTCTTTTTCAGACATCTTTTTCAGGTCGTCAATAGAATACTTGGAGAAAAACTCGTATTTTTTTATCAGCTCATTCCACGCCCTCACCTGTTCGTAAACGGATGATGTCTCGCTTCGGATAGTGTTTATTAATGTTTGCGCTTTGGTCATTAACTCACTTTTACGCTCCTCGGCTTTCTCCATAGTTTCATTAAGCCTTTTTTGCGCTTTCTCCTGTGCTGTGGTTGAATCACTCAACATCCACAAAACCCCTACAAGGGCTATCACGGCTGCTGCTGCTATTGCGTAAGGATTAGCCAGTATAGCCTTGTTTAATGCTGTCTGTGCAAGAGCGGCTTTTATCGTAGCTGCTATCTGTAATTTTTTAGTAGCTATATCATACACTCCCCATGTAGTCCTGACCTTTTCTGCAGCGGCCGCAATCAACACTGCCGTCTTATAAGTACCGTAAGTGGCAACCAATGTAAGGATGGCTTTCCCAACATCCTGGTAATTGTCAATCATTGCCTTGGTAACGCTCAATGTACCGGAGATAAGCCCTGTCTGACTCTGGCCAATATCGTTAAGCATCATGGTTATTGAGTCTTGGATGTTCGATATTTGTCCCGGAATGGTCTTTGCCTGCTCCTGCATCAGGTTATAGAACTTACCGCCCTTGTTTGTCATCTGCTCAAATGCTCTCTGCACCTCTGGGAAGCCTATCTCTCCGGCAGAGACCATCTTATTAACCTGCTCGGTGGTCTTGCCGTACATATCAGCCAATACCTGAAGCAGAGGGATACCGGACGTTGTGAACTGGAGCATATCACGGGCATAGAGCCGTCCCTGTGTCCGTGTGGTGCCGTAGAGGTAAGTAAGTCTTTCCAAGGGTAGGCCAAGTCCTGATGCCACATTCCCCAGTCTCTTGAGTGTGTCGTTAACCTCCTCGGCAGCGAAGCCATAGGCGACTAACTGTTTTGCGCCCGTAGCCAGCTCGGTAAGCTGGAATGGTGTGGTGACAGCGTTCTGCACCAGCTCGCCCATAAGAGCCTTGGCTTTTTCTTCCGATTGTAACAGGGTCTTGAATGATACATTGAGCATCTGCATCTGCCCTGTGACATCTATAATCTCCTTTCCTAAGCGCCCAACAGCATAGACGCCTCCAACACGTTTAAGTAACGTGGTGAGCTCGTTGGTATGCTTACGGCTGTTCTTTAAGGCATCGTTATAGTCCTGGTACTCCCTCTTTAACTCCCGGACTTTTATCTTCGCCTCGGTCTGCTGTGTGGTAAGCCCAAAGAGAGCCGCTTTTTCTTCGTCAAGGGCACGCTTGGCGCCTTTGTACTCTCCGAAGTATGATGATCGTTGCTGCCCGAAAGACTTGCCATATAGGTCACGAAAACGAGCTACATCGGCTTCAATGCCCTTGATAACCCCTTTCTGCTCAAGTATCTTTCTTGCGTAGCTGGTAACATCATCTTCTGCTGAGCGGAGGCTGTTTTTTAATGCCTGAGTCATGGCATTGGTAGCGGCAAGGTTGGCCTTGCTCATCTGTTGTACGGCTGCCTCAGCCTTTGAGGTCTTCTGGACAAGGGTGTCGAGCTCTTTCTGCGTACTGTTGAGCTTGTCAAAGCCTTTAGTGTCACCGCCACGGGATAACTCAGCCTTCAGCTTGACTACCTCCTCCCTCAGGCGGACGATCCGCTGATAATCAGCCTCTATATTGAATTTAAGATTTGCCATTTCTTCGCATTCTTTGCATCAATTCTTTCCCTGAGATGTACTCCTTTTCTCCTTCCCCTTCTCCGCCCTCGTCGTTACTTGTATCTCTGCGTAATTTATCGGCGGACATCATCAGTAATTGCCGATATGGGATTTCTTCAAATACCTGCCTGTAGGTGAGGTGCAGTTCTTCTATGAAGGTGGTTATCTGGCCTATTATCGTCCTGTTTCCTTTGTACTTGCTATCATTGTCGCCGCCTCCTGCATCAAGGCGGCACATTGAAAAAAATCCTTAGCGTTGGACATTTTTAAGACCTTCTGGAAGTTCTCTTTGAGCTGTGCAGGGGTGCATAACATGACTTTCTCCCTTGTCTTTTTTATCTTTTCTTCCCGCCCGTCATCACCTTTCACTATCGCCTCGGTAACAGCCTGCACCATTTTCGGTGCTTCAGGCATAAGTGCAACCATAGCGTCCCAACTGGAGGTATCTTCATTAACCTCAGGAACACTTACAGGATCACAGAACACCCTGCATAAATCTTTTATTGTCAAAGGGAATAATGGTATATATTCCGTCCCCACTTCAAGTGTCTCACTATTAAAGATTCCCACACCAATAACCTCATGGTTGCTACCAAGCAACTCATTGGCGACTATTCTTGCTGCCTCGTTCATCTTCGTAAAAAGTTAAAAAGGGAGAGAGATTATCCCTCCCTTTATCATATGTTAGGCAGGCACATCCCCGTCTTCCTGCATCATAATACTGAGCGAAGGATCGTCCGGTTCTTGCGCAAGGGCTTTGATAGACAAGCCAATAGCCTTTTTATTGTTCTTCTCGTTAGCAATAACAAGTGCCTTCGGGAAAATAAATACCACATCATCTTCTGTGGTAGCCTTGAATGACTTGTAAATAAACTCCTTAGCTGTAGGAGGAACCCATTTCCCAGGCTCTGCTGGCGCTACAGGCTCTGTGGTAGCAGCTTTTGCAGCGGTGTAGGTGCCTCCAAAAAAGACTGCTTTCTGCTGAAGGTCATACTTCCCGATAGAGAAATTAAATGCCCGGTCACCAGTAGTTGTCTTGTCATGGAAATAGGGGTTCCCCGTTATTTCGTTGATGTACGGGTCTGCGGAAACTTCAGGTGCTGTGTACTCAAAAGTATCCTCATGGACAACAGGAATTCCGGTCCAAGAGGAGGGAAGTCCCGATACCGGGACATCGGCATATTCAAGTTTTTTAAGCCTTACGGCTACTAATTTTTTTGCCATAATCAATCAAATATTTTGAAAATGAATCTTTAAGTTTATAAAATGTGAAAAGGTCTCGGGATCGTCCTCCTGACCCACGGCGTCAAGGGTAAAATCATAGATAAACCCTTCGAACTCACCTGTAAAACCCTTTTTTACCTTGCTGATAGCTAAGCGCTCAAGGGTTGTTAAACGTGCATTATCGGGCTCCTGGTAACCTCTTACCGATATGTCAGGTACGAAGATGTTTATATTGGCATAACCCTCATTCCACGAGCTTCTTTTGTTAGCAAGAACATTGACCACAACCCTCTCGAAATTACTATCCTTGGTAACCGGCGCATGAGTGTCTTTGGTCACCTTGGCAATACCCAAGTTCCACGAAAGCACCTCCTTGCGTAGTATGTTTTTTATATCGTTACCTGAGATCATTCGAAATGTGGTTTTAGCCTGTCTTCTGCATTCAATAAAGCCCCTGTGAGAACATCGAACCCTTTTGCCTCAACGAAAGAGGCATAGTCTGCTGTGTTCTCCAGTTCAAGGGTTATGTTTTCGTCCTCTATCACCCCTGAGCGGTTGGATGCTCTCAGCTTACCTGTACGGTTCTTGTACGCACCGTTGGCAATGGCATAGTCAACAGCCTCCTGCCCCTCGGCCTGAAAGAGAGAAGCATTCTCAATCCTGAGTTGCTCTATCTCGTCATCTACCTCGGTAAGGAAGTCGTCAAAGTCTATGTCAATGCTTAGTCCAACCATAGCTCTTGGTAATTAAGGTAGTTAACCATCTTCTTTTCTTTTATCGTCCCTTCTCCCCTTACTGTACCGTCTGCGTTCAGAGCTCTCACCTTGTCGGCTTCCTTGAGTGCCGCCTCTCTATCCATTACAACTTTGTATGCAGGGGTGTAGGCGGTCCCTGCAACGCTTCTGGAAAAACGTGTGTCGGCATCATCACAGCGGCATGGGCCTATATTGACCCACCCTGCGCCAGTAGCAACAGGATCGCCGTTTATTTCTGTGATCTCGCCCTTATTCCAGAGCTGTAATGTATGAGGGTAATAACTCATTTACCAACTGTCCGTTGCATCGGTTATAGTACGAAGACCTTCTCCTTGTATAGAGTATTTTTTACATAAGAAGCTGTAATAGTTTCTCAGCGCTTCACGGTTGTGCTCCAGGGAGAAACCACCCTCACTAACATCAGGACGTGCAATTATATGCGGTATATACTTTGCAATAATGATGTTAACCGTATCCAGCAGGTCGTCCGTCATCTCGGCGCCACCCCTGACGGTGCGTGTCATGTCGAAAATCTCCGCATCATTAAGGGTGACACCAAAAGGACAAAACTTGTCTCTTATGTATTTCTCTACTGTCATTCCGGCCTGATAGTATTCAGTGAATAAATACCGTTTATCTCAGTAATGACAGGCAGAGCATAGACGCTCGCCTTTGTCTGTTCGACACCATTGGACCCTTGTGTTTCACCAATGCCCCATTGTGCAATGCGTATCCTGCCTGCATTGGCGTAGGACACACCTACCTCAGTACGGAGCTCGCTGTCAGCGAAAGCATTTTTGATAACACCCAGCTTGCCCTCAGGAATAAAGACAATATTATCGTTATTCCATGGTGTGTACTCAACAGGAGTGCCATTGTTCTGAATACGCACCTTTCTTCTCATCACCTCGAAGGTGGGGAAGCTGTTCTGCTGCATGAACTCGTTAAGAGTAGCGAGCAGTAGCGGCGTAGAGGCTTTGTCAGTACCAAATATCGCTGTACGCATCTTCTTGTTACGGAGGATGTACGACAGCTTGCTCTGTGAGAGCAGTATCTTTGACAGAACAACCTTGTCCTGTGCCGTGTCAAGAATTGCCTGCATATCTTCAAAGCAGTCAACGGTGTTTATGTTCTCCGCCGTCCATGACGTAGTGACCATTGCCTTGTTGTCTGATGGCATCTTATAATCAATCTCGCCTCTTGCCCCTCCTTCCGGGTTAGTTGTGGCATCAAAGGTGAATTTCCCCTCATTAGAAAGTGCCCCAAGGAAGATCATATCCAGCTTGCTTCTTACGCCGTCAACAGCGGCCTGTACGTTCTTCCACATAAGATTTACCAACGTGGTACGCCTTACCGGATCAGATAGCGTCCTTGAGTCAAGAATCTGCAACACCTTCCTGTAGTCATCATTAGTCATAGGATAACCAATGGAATGCTTCACCACCCTTTGCGCAAAGGTCTCCAGCCCTTCAGTCCCCATGATAGGCTCGTTACCATCACCGGAGGCGGCTGCAATAGAGATATTATAAAGCCCCAAAATCTCTGTGAAGTCAAACCCTATAGTGGGGGTGTCCCAGTCAAGGTACTTTTCATAAAGGCTGTTGTCAAATAACCTTTTTTTCAACTCGGAGGCAGCATCGATACGGAACTGTATCTGTTTGGTGAGATCACCAAAAATAGAAGTATATGTATTCATCGCTTAATCCTCCTTATTGTTTAATATATTTGATTGAATGATTATTTTTCAGACTATACCCGTCCAGGTATGAAGCAGGGAGAGGATACGCAACAGCCTTTAAGACGCATGTTTCATAACCTATAGAAAGGTCATTGAAACGATTTGTATTATATTCAAGCGTTTTCTCTACTATAGCATCGGGCGTATAGAGCACAGCAGCCACCACAGCAGCAGCAGCGGCCACGGCAGCTACACCTGGAGTAGTAGTTGCTATCGAAGCAGCCAAAGTCCCTTCTGTGGCCTGTGTAACAACTATTACAGGTATTGCGCCTGTGCCTCCTACTTTCTGTGTGAAGGTTATTGTTGCGCCTGTGGTGGCAATGTCAAAGACAGCCAAAAGAGCTGCGTTGTCATCCACAACAGCCTCAAGAGCAGCCGCACTAAGAGCGGCGGTTTCTCCTATGGTTATCTTCCCTTCAGCCGGGGTGGTAACAAACTCGTATTCTGTACCGTTGATGCTGATCTTATCGCCATCAGCGGCATTGGTTCCGATAGTAAGGGTATAAACACCTTTTACCTCTGATACCTCGTCAACAGCAGCTACATAAGCGGAACACTCCTGAAGAAAATCACCGGCTGTAAGACCGGAAATCTCGGCAGAGAGAGTAATAACGTCATAAGCGGCATTGTCTTTATTGATAGCAGAAACAGAAGGACTGACGTCATTCTTCCCTATCTTCATTACTACATCACCCACCTTAAGTAACGATCCTTTCGTTACCCTGGGGGCGGTTGTGGTTCCTCCTGCAAGCACGTAGGCCAACTTAACGATACCCACTTGCATATTTTCAAAATCGGCCTGTACGGGTGCGCCACGAGGGATTATATCCCCCGTAACAAAGGTCTGCTTAGGGGTAAACCCTCCGGGCAACACTTTGCATTCACCTCGCCAGAAAACCGGCATAGTGCCGGGAACAGTAGTTCTGTCAAATGAAACTCCCATTTGTTTAAAATTCTTTAGTTATCACGCATCCGGCAGTTGTGAGGCAAACGCTTTTGCCTCCTCCTTTGCCTTTTCCTCAGGGGTGGATGGTGGAAACGCCCCGCTCTCACGCCCCAGACCCGCTGTGACAATATTCTGCTTGATGGATGTCAGATAGGTCGTTATACCGGCTTCGTCCATAGAGTCCGGTATGGCAAATCCTTCTTTCATCCTCCAATCAGGAATCTCCAGCTCTGTTGCTTTATCCCGTATGAGCTTCTCACGAAGTGCCTTTGCCTCATTCGTTTCGTAGTTTGTCAACTTCTCACGCAAAGGCTTGACTTCCGCCTCTACCCCCGCCTTAATCATGGCTTGGATGTCAGGCTCATCTTTTTTTTCGGGATTTTTCTCTTTCTTCAAGTCTTCCACAGACTTTTTAAGAGAGGCTTTTTCTTGCCTCTCTTTATCCAAACTGCTCTGGAAGGCTTTCAGTGCTTTCTCCTGCCCCTTGACAACAGTTGCAAGATTTTCGTCAGTGACAAAACCAGTCGAAGCCAACGACTCCGCATAGTCCTGTAAGACCTCATCCGATAACCCAAGTTTTGAGTGCTCTTGTTTTAACTGATTGAATATTTTTGTTTTCATATTAAAAAAATAATGGGGGCATTCCCCTTGCGGTTAATGTCCCCTGTTTATGACTTCCTCTATATTTTTGCTTTATTTCATCACTGATACCTCTTTTTCGCATTTACGGCACTTCCAGGTGAGGGTTATTCCTTTTGGGAGATGTGGCCGTACCTCTGTGTGAAAAGCACCACACACGGGGCATTTAATACGATCTTTATCCGGCCTACAATCTATCATCCTCATTCTAAAATAAAGAGGGACAACCTTTTACGGTCATCCCTCAACGGATCACACCACTACCAACCAAAAACCAATACCTCACAATCTTCTCCACGTGCACAAAGATAATAATAATTGTCAAATAGACAAATATAAATATACTAAATTATCTTATTTTTTATAAACAACTGTCCGGGAATCTACCCTGTTTTAATGTTTTAATGTAAATGAATCGAAAAATAAAGACCAGAGCACCAAAGAGGAGGCAAATGATAAGAGCGAGCCAGTCATTCCCCCTTGGCCTGTACCTGAACGAATCCAGAAGCAATACGACCAATCCTATGTTGACCAGTATGTAAAAGATTAAATAGTGTGTCATTTTTGATTTTCTTTTAAGGCTGCAAGGGATTTTTCGTCCCCATTGAGCCAGTCAATACAAAGGATTGCAACAGCCCTCCCTTTTAATGTTTTCAGATTGTTTACCGGCTTTAGCTGGTCCTCGTAAATCTTTACTGCCATAGGGATTTCCCCCTCCTCCGTTGGGATGAAAAATGAGTTTCCGGGATTTTTAAGTCGGTCTTTGAGTATCTCGATTGAGAGAATGTATCCCTCTTTAAGGTCCGGATCCGTTGACCTTGATGCTACCCTCTTTTCAAAAAGAGTGATGACCTCCTGTATCTTCTCAGGGGTTGGGAATAGTGGTGTTTTCATTCTGCCATGGTTTTACGATGAAATAATTGTTCTATGTCGTCAAATAAAGCTCTCCGTTTAGCCTCTTTCTTCCTCCTTCGCCTGGCGTATCTCCCATTGTGCGGGTCTTTCCACAGCTCTTTAATGTGCTGTCTGTTCTTTTTCTGATTTTTGTATGCCATTATTGTGCCTTTTTAAAAATATAATTTTTTGGCTGGTAAAAGCGGGTGCATAAGTTGATTAGACAAATCACACCCACTTTTAAAAATTACTTTTTAGTTCTATTTGCTACAGTTCCTCCCGTATCGGTCATAATATAGTAGTTAGAACCTTTGTACAATGGTATAAATGATTCTTCAAAAAATGTTATTACAGCATAACAACCTTTCAAATCTTCGTCATCCCATTCTTTTGTAGCGTCATTAAACGCAGAAGGGCTTTTCTCCTTATCTATGAAAGAGTAAAATCCTCCGAGCATCGTGTCTGTTTCAACACCGTCCTCATCAATTCTTCGCAAAATAAAATTTGCCCAATCGTCTGTTTTTTTAGGACCTTTCATTTATTTATGTATTTATTTATTGGCTACTCTATTAAAGGTTTTCGCCTTCCCCTGTTTATCATAAAATTTTAACGAACTTATTTTGCGGAGAGTAAAGGGCTCGAACCTTTACGCCTTTTACGGCCTACTTGTTTAGCAAACAAGCCTCTTTACCATTTGAGTAACTCTCCAAATCTCTGTCTTTCCAGAGTGCCATACACCAAACACCTGCTTTACAGGCCTTGTCTTACCACAACTTTGTGTAGAGTCATAGGAGTCGAACCTAATTCGTGAGACGGTAGGGACTCGAACCCTATTTTGTTAGTTTGTGCCAGTACACAAACGCTACTGGGGCTTCCCGAAGGGCTATTCTTCGCCGTCTCAATTTGAGGGAAAGATAGGATTCGAACCTATAAACCTCCACTATTTCGCCTACTGCTTGTGAAGGTAACTTTACGGTGTGTTTGTAGTCCTACTTCCCACCGATTCATGCGTTTTGGCTTTTGCCCCAATTCCGCCACTCTCCCAAAATTTTATCTCTTTTTAAAACTTCTCAAATCCGGGACAAGATTACACAGGTGCTTTATCTTCCCGGCCTTGTACTTCTCAACTCTCTTTTGTGCTGTCTTAGGGTTCAAAGCCTCAAAAGGGATGCTTTTGCCGTCCAAAAGGCAATGCTCTCTGCTCTCCTTTTTACTCATAGCCAATTTTCCCCTGTCAGGAACAGTCTGCACAATATTTTTCTTTTCAGGGGCGACCTCTATCAACTTATCCTCTGGCTGATTATAACAAAACAGCCGTAATCCTCTTGTACGAAAGAACGACCCCAAAAGGAAATACTCCTGCTGCTCCTGCTGGACAATTTCAACCTCATTGCGGGTGATATTATCCCTTGTTGTTTTAGGTATAATATCCATGGTTAAAATATCAGCTTAACATATCTTGTAATAGTTTTACAAACTGCCTCTAAGACAGGCATAGCTCCCGTTGCACGAACCCCATTATGGTAGTGTTCGCACTCCTGACAGCTCTTTTCAGCGCTCATGCCACAGGTGTTAATATACAGACAGCTAAAAGAGTTGTAAGGACATTTAAAACTTGTTTTCATGGCTCATATTTATATGATTATATTTTAAGGCTTCAGGGCATTAGCCCCAAAGCCTTTGTGCAAATTCGTATTTCTTCTGCAACTCGTTAACCTCTTTCTTTGCATAAGTGAGAGAAAAAGAGTGCGACCGCTCATATTTCCCAGACTTCAGCCCATCATGATACTCCTTTGCTTTTTCGAGTTGAAAAGTAAAGAACTCCAAACTTTCAGGCATTGAGAGGTTTATGGTGTTAGCCCTGTTTGCCCAATAAGCCGCTTTTTGCTCATAGCTCTCTGCTTTGTTGGAAAGCTCGACACACTTACCCATATTTCTATGGGCGTCCTCAAACGCTTTGCGGTGTCTTCTTTCGCTATGATGCCCCACCTTAATAGGCTCGCCCAGACTTAGAAAATCCTTATCCTTATTGGATGCCTCATAATACTGTTCACTCTTTTTTTCAGCACTTGTAGCATATTGATTGTATCTCTCAGCTCTTTTCCTTGCTCTTTCCTGAGAGTTAAACCCGTCAGACCTGACAATAGAATAGAAGAAAAACCCGTCACGCTCATAAATTAGATTATGTATAATACATTCGTTTTCCTTTCCGTATTGTGTTGTGACCTCGATTATATCCCCTTTTTGGTGTGGCTCGCCGCACTTGGCAAGCCACACGTTAGGGATGAATTTACTGTATGTATTCATAGGGTTAAATCGTTATTAAATTTTCCTCTTTAAAGCACCTAAACTCTTGCTTCTGGCAATCAAAATAGGTTATCAGGGTCGGGCTGTGTTTCTTTCCTGTACCTTTAATGAGAGGGTCAATAACTGATGCAATGAGAGTGCCAAATGCCTGTCTGATAGACCCGTCCACTTTCTTAAATCTGAACTCAACTACCGAACTTTTCATCTCTTTTTGCAGCCTGTAAATTACCCAGGCTCTTTTTAACGCTTCATTAAATGCAATACCTGTGAGGGTGAGCCTGTAAGCTCGATAAAATACCTCGCTTCTAAAACTTGTTTTCATTTCGTCACTTAAATTTTTTGGTTTATTGATATGACAAATATATAAAAAATTGTCTATATGACAAAAATAAATATAAAAAAATATACCTGATTTCACAAAGCGTTGATAGTGAGCCTAAAAAATTAATTAGGAAAGATGTTCGTTGGAACTTTTTTGCATAAAAGAATGTTTTTTTATATATATATTTGTCCTGTAAACCAATAAATTCATTAATTATGAAGGTTAGATTTTTTATCAATTCCCCTATGGAGTTCATAGAGGTTGACTGGCAGAATGAGCTACCGGCGAAAGGAGATATTATCGCCCTGAAGGAGTTCGTCGAAATGGATGAAAACGGGAAGTCAAACTACTTTGTGATTTATATTGACGAAAGACACTATGACAAGCCGGGCAAACTAATTGCTTATAAAAAGATAGGGGAGGGATGGAGAATGGCAAATGACAAACTAAAGACCTTTCTGGACAACCAGGAGGAGAGATATATCATCGCCTCCAACAAGATATGGAGGAAGTCCGGGGATCGGGTTTATGTCTGCTATATGACAGAAAAACACCAGGAGCCGGCAGAAACTTACCTTGATAACTCAAAACTCATAGATAGTTACTAAAACTCCTTCCCGTAAAACTCTTTGTAATATTCTCGCCTTAGCTGGTCTCTCTTTTCTATGAACGCAGGAAACTGTTCCTGCCTCTGGTGTTCATCGGGCAGGGCAAGGAGTATGTTATCCGGGTTGAACTTATACCCCGGATAACTGCCCTTTGACAATACGTGAAGAAACTGCCATGTCCATTGAGGATGCCCCTCAGGGAGCAGTTGCCTGCCTGACAACTCAGACCTGTGTGGCCTCTCGTTCCACACCTGCCGGAACAGATCTATTTGACTGTTGTTTGTCATTCTTTATCTTTTCAACCTCCTCCCCAACATCCTTAACAAACCCCAGCATAGTGACCGCTGTCTCAATAGAGATAGCCCCTGCAGAAAGGGCGGTAGAGATAGATTCCATTTTCGCTAAAGCGTCTTCATCAAACGGCTCGGAGAACTCGAAAGAGACATCCAGCTTGTCAAGCTCTTTTGCCAATGAGATATGCGTTACTTTCTTCATTATGGCTATGATAAGGTTCTTCTCCCTGTCAATAGCCAGCTCGTAAATCTCTTTTAGGTTATCCCTCTTTATGTATCCGAGTATCATCGCCCGCCTTATCGCTTCACCGGAGAGGGTGCCAAGTCCTTTCATGCTCTCAAATGAGAAGTCCGGGGTAAAAGAGTCGTTAAGGATAGCCTCACGGTTGACCTTTTTCTCACCCTCTCTTGTCTCGGAGGAGGTAGGGGGATCTATATACTTAAACTCGCTGTCTTTTGACGAAAGGATTACCAGTTTTCCGATAGCCTCAGGATCGGCAAGGGAGCGGATCACATCGGTCGTTGCGGCAGCCATAGGATCGGCAAAGTAGTTATTTGTGTCAGCAGTCTTTGAGTCAAGCATCTCATCCCTCTCTATCCTCCTCTGTGTGCCGTCCCACTCTCTGTCCTGGATATAAACTATTGCATTGATCTTCTCCACAAGGTTGTCTTTCATTTCAACCACCCAGCCGGTCATTCCCCTTTTACAATAATACAAGGTCTTAGGTGTTAGGATGTCAAAATGCTCAACAGAGGTGTCACCCTCTTTCAGCCAGTAACCATAACCAAGCGCAAGGAGTTTTTTGTACTGGTCAAAAAGGGGTCGCAGGTCGTAGCCGTCTTTCTTTGAGAGGACAATAACCTTTACATGAGGGTTGTTTTCTTCATCCCTGTACGGGTAATAGAGCTTTGCGCTTATCGTTTCCGATCCTGCCCTGCGCTTCGTCTCCCGCATGGAGGAGTTGAACCGTGTCTCTTTCAGAAGATTCTGGAACGCTTCAAATGCTTTATCGCTCGCTCCCGTCTTGTCGTTATTGGTCCACTTTACAGGCTTTCCGAAAAGGAAAAAGAGAGCCACCTCGTTGATATACCTCTGCCATGTACGGGGCAGCTTCTCTACTTTATAATCATCACGGTTCTTCCTCGGCTTGTCGGGCCTGATCATCACGCCGTGCTGCTCAGGGTCGTATTCTTTCATCGCTTCCTCAACCTGTTCGGAGAAGTCAAGGAAAAGCCCTTTCACCTTGGATATGTCCTTATCCTTGAGGAGTGTCTCCATGTCCCGCTCAACGCCTATGGCATTAAGAACGGTATTCCTCGCTCTGTTCACTAAATCATTAATCACGCTCATATCAATATATTCCTAAATCTGATTTATTAATATCACTTCTTACCATCACTGCTCTTTTCTCCACGGTGCCAGTAATCGCATCCTCAGCATCGTCATGCGCATTACCGCCCTCTTTCCTGTACGACTTCAGGTGTGAGGCAAACTCCGGCCATCGCCTTTCCCAGTCGGAAGGGAAAAAAGTCAGGTTCTGTACTTCTGCTGAGTGATTGAAGATCCGCACAGCTTTATTCTCTGTCTGTGTGAACCAAGAGATTGTAGTCTTGTTGTTTTTCATCTCACGGAGAAGCTTTTCCACTGCACGGGCAAAACCCCTCCCGCCGTTGTTGCTCTCAATATTTGCAATCTCTGTTTTGTTACGGGTAAGCATCTCTGCCGTCTTGGGCTCGGTGTACTCCATAGGTTTTTTCGTATAGAGCACATCGGTTATGTAATTACCCTCAGGAAGTTCATCATAACAGATAGAACAGAGATAATCGCTACCTGTGTCTGCCGTGTCGGTGTAGTTCTTTCTCTTTGTCCTGTCAGAGTAGGGGATAATATCGTATGTGCGGAATGTAGTGTACATAAGCCCCTCGATAGGCTTCGGGTCTTGCATATACTGTGTCTGGAACACATAAGAGTTCGCAGTCTCTATCTTCCGTAACTCCTCAAGGGTGTGTTTGTGAGGCCAGAGGGCTCTTTCCTGCTCGTCATCATCAATATAGATACACGGCAAAGAGAGCACAGTCCACTCACCCGGTTCGGTCTCCATGAGGTACCCGCACAGGTCATGCTCATGGAGCCTCTGCATGATGATAATGATAGGTGTGTTACGGCTATTGACCCTGTTACGGATAGTGGTCTCGAACTTGAGGTTAACCTTCTCCCTTATAGTATCAGAGAGTGCATCATCCGGCTTTATAGGGTCGTCAATGATTATAGCACCGGCAAAAGAACTCTCAAAACATGGCGTGAACTCATCCAGATCAGCCTTCTCTTTCTCCTCCTCCTCCGGATCCACAACGCCGGCACCAAACCCCGTTACCTGTCCTGATGAACTGACGGCATACATACCGCCTCCCTGTTCGGTGTAGAACTTTTTAGCATTAATAGATGTTGGGACAGCCTCGAAAAGCCTTCGGTAATCGGGGGAGTTCATAAGAACATTGATCTCTTTTGAGTTATCAAGTACAAGGTCTTCAGAGTAGGAGAGATGAATAAATTTAGACTTGGGATTAATGGCGAAGCCGTTAGAGATGAAACTTTTAACAACAACTTCGGTTTTCCCGTAGCGAGGAGCTATGTTGATAATCAGCTTTTTAATTTCGCCCTTAACAACCCTGTCCAGCATCTCGCATATTTTAACATGATGATCGCCAACAATGAATTTTTGCCCGGTCTTCTTTTTGAAGAAATACCGGGTGTAGTTTAAGGTGTTACTTAAAACCCATGTCTTCTCTATGTCTATATCTCTAAAATTCATTTTCGAGATCCTTCAATAGCTCCCGTGCCTCTTTCTTGGTCAATACACGGGCGGCCATGCTTTCTCCAAGGCTTGTAACATCAACCTTTTCCGGCTGTTTATTCCAAACGTTTGGCTTCTTTTGTTTGAGCCACAATGCCGCTGCCCCTGTGTCGGGTGGTACTTCTGATATGGTCTCCTGCACCAGTTCTATATCGGTGATTATCATCTTGCCCGTACCCTTACAAACCTTGCATTTGGGATCCTCACCCTGACACGCTGTGCATTTTTGTTCAAGGAACCTTCTGACCTGTGTCTTTAGCTTTATCTGCCCGGTAGCCCTTCTGTATAGTGAATTTTCAACTACTATTTCAAGCGGTTTTCTGCCTTTTTTTAATGCTTGAGATAATTGCTCATATTCCCCGGAGTTTATGATCCTTGAAAATGTTGCTTCACCATAATTAAAATATTTTGCAATATCCTTATTATCAAGCCCATCCCTTGCAAGACCTTCCACAATCAAAAGAATGTCCGGGTCTTTGAAATTCTCTTTTGGTTTTCTGCCTCGTCCCATGACTTTACTCCTTTTCTATCCTGTCCGGCTGTGGCATAACGTTTAGCCTGACAGCTTTTATTGTTGTCTCTCCCTGAAGGATCGCTTTGCATACCCGGTGCCACCCGTCAATGATATACCCCCAAGGGGCCTGGATGATCGGATAAGAGAGGTCTGCCTCTTGTGTGCGTTTTGTATGATAGAGGAAGTTGTCAATATTATTACTGCCCGACCATGGTTCTGTGTTTAGGTCTATGGCGGACAGCTGGAGGTCATACACGGGAAGGTTTTCCACTGATGCCAGTATGGTGCCCATGTCCCAGTGCTTACATCCTATCGTTACCCCTCCGTCATTAAGAAAAAACCGTTCAATGATAACCTGAGGGTTCTTTTTCTTACATATTATATCTTTTGGTGTCATAATTCTTTCAATTGTTAAGTTGCGTCCGGGGGCGGTTGTTTCATTTATCAACTTTTTATAATGTTGTACACGAATGATATTTTGAACAGGAGAAGACCTATTGAAAATTCGCTGAAAGGCCCCTGTTCTGTCTGCCAGTCCATCCTGTGAAATCCTAAAAGGAAATCACCAGGGGCGCATATGTTAAATTCAATTCTCATCCTATGCCTGTGATAATACCTTTCCCCACCTCAAAAGGTGGCTCAAAAGGAGATTGTTTACTTACATACACAATAGGTGGCGCAGAGAGGATACTCTGCATAACCTTTTCTCGCTCAATGATGATCTTTACAAGCTCTTTTTTGGTTAGCTTGGAGTACATCACTCCCTTTTCTTCGTCAGTCATTGCGACTGTTTGTAAATAATTGGTTTCCATTACTCTACTTTTTCGATCATGTCCTGAAACAACTCACCTTTGATAAACTTCTCTAAAGGAGGAAAGCCAAACCGAAGCATAAAGGCTGATTTTGCGTTATAGGAATCGAAGTTGAGCACTACATAAGAGTTCATATCAGCCACTTTGTCCTCTGTCTCTTGTAGTACTTTGTCTTTTTTGGCTTTTATGTCTGCTTTCTTTTCCTCTTTTGTCCGTTCTTTCTCCTGTCTTACCGGGTCCATGAGGGAATCAATCTCGCCCGCAAGTGTTTCTTCATCTTCGGTCTTAACCCCTACATCAAACCCTATCAGTTGCAGGTCTTCGTCTGTCAGCCCTGCGTTCTTGTAGTCAATATCAGGGAGAAGATCGGCCAGTTTTTCATAATCCCATTGCCCCTGAGTGTTCGGGTTATTGAAAAAGATATTCAACTCTTTTTCTGTCTTTTCATCTACCTGAATAACCTCTACTTTTACCTTGTAGTCATTATTCCTGGGATCGTATTTGTTCAGTTCATCCAGTATGGATAACTTCTGATGCCCTGATACAAGGTTCCCGGTGTATTCGTTCCATACCAAACCACCAATCACTCCGTATTTCTTCAATCCCTGTTTAAGAGACTGTCTGGCCTCTTTGGTTATAACACGAGGATTGTACTCTGCAAGGGTAATCTCGCTCCTTAGTATTTCCCTTGTTTCGCTCTTGAAGTATTTATTTAACTCCTGCATCTTTTAACTTTTTTGACAATACCGCCATTTTGTTGGAAATTTCCCTGGCCATTTTCGGAATGTCAGCCTTTAGCTTATTTAGCTTCTCGGTAACTTCCGGATTTTTTGGAATGTGCTTTTGGTAAAATCCTTTTGCGCAATCATGGTTACAGAAATAAAGAGATGAATATTCGTCTGAGAATAAGCAGGCATTTTTATAAACAAATCCCTTTGCCTGAGCTTCTGCGCCGATAGCTCCGCCGTTTTCATGCTCTGTTTCAAAAAGAAACTCCCCACACTCGTCACACTTTATCTCTTTCATTATCGTAATCAATTAATATCTTCTCACTTAAAGGGAATGCCTTTAATATTTTTCCCAAGTCATCCGGGTAATGTTCTCTCAGGTAGGTGAAGCACTCAGGATTAAACCCCACGCCGCCGGATGGCTTCTTACTATACCTTATCGGATCCGGTAATTGTCTCGCCCTCATGTATGCCATAACCTCCTTATTGGTCCAGTCCATAAGGGGATAAACCTTGTTCCCGATTATAGCGCCGTCCCTGTTCATCATCAATCGCCGGTTAAGGCTATCGGCTTTCTTCATCCCGTAAAACGAGTATTTCAGCCCGGTATGGAGCTTAACAGCGTGGTCCACATCGCCAACCTTCATTAGTTTTACTTTAGGATTAGGCACACAGTATGTCCCGGAACGGAGAATAAATGTCAGGTTCCAGTGAGGGACCCGCATAACGGATATATTCGGGTACTTCGCTTCGGCCCACCTGATGTACTTCTCGCAATGCTCTAACCCCTTAACAAAATACATGAATACCAGGATGATCTCTTTGAAATGCGGCGCCATCAAGTCAAGGAGGGTGATAGAATCCTTACCTGCCGAAAAAAATAAAATTACCCGGTCGCTATCCTTAGCAACCTGCTTGATGATATTGTTCGCTGAAGCAATCCTATCCACCCTCTTGACCATTTTCCTACCGGTTATCCACCGGAGAGCCCAAGGCCCTGGCGGATCTGTCCGTACTTCTGCCTACGGGTAACAAACTGCCCACGTCCACCTTTGAGGCTTCTGCGGCCAGTTACCCCCTTGTTCGCACTTGCACTTGTTCCAACTTTAATAGCTACTGCCATAACTAAATAATTATTAATATATTAATAAAAAAGGCCATCCCCCGCTATGGAGAATGGCCTCGTTGCCTGGTCTCTTTTTCAGATTACTAACTTTTCAGAATCTTCCCTAATCGGTACACAATATCGATCATCATATTTTGCTGTCCGTTTTCTTCGTACATGATAGGCTGGTCGTTCTCGTCATGTACTTCTTCCAGGTGGGCTTCTTTGACCTCGACTAACATCGAAGGCCTGGTCCCTGCATACGCCCCGGTCAAGAATTTGATAGCGTCATATTTTATGATGTCTGTTATTTCCCTGGCCTCATTGAGGACTACATACCTCTTTTCGGTTGAGGGCCTGACCTCTCTTATTTCTTTTTTCTTTGTGCCTGCCCTGATCTGATCAAAGTAGGCCTGTTTGATTGAGAGTGTTAGAATGTTCATCTTTTCATGTGTATAAGTTTTTGCTTGTAAAAATTTTCTTGCAAATATAATAAAAATTGTCAAAAAGACAAATTAATTGCATCGCATCAATTCAAACCCAAAATTTTTGTTGTAAATAATGCCTGATGCTAAAATTGTACACCCATAAAATAAGTGTATTAACAAAAATATTCAGGTGCTAACGCAAATTAAGTAGAATAATTTTGCAATATAAAATATTATACTTATATTTGCGTTGTGAAAGTTCTTTGAGCCCCTGAAAACCTGACTGCGTGACACTATATATAATATCGACAACAGGACACTCAGATTAGCTGCGAAGTGCTGTACAAGTAGTAAGTATAAGCGTCTTAATGTATAAGTCTTAGAAAGCGAATAGTGAGTAACAACGTAGGGGCCCAGAGAGCTTGCAGAAAACAAACAAAGAGATGAATTTGAATCAAACAATCGTGGTATGGAAATCAGACTTCAAGGATTTTCCCAGATTATATGAAGCGACTATATGGTGTATGGGTTGTGCCATAAAAAATGCGAGAAACTTTGTAATTATCATGGGATATAATCCGTACGAGCTTTGCAACGAAGAGAGGTTTAATAAGAATATTAACTATATAGAATGTTACAAATTAGCTCAGGAACATGGTTGGTTGACAAATGTTATCCCCTTGCTTCATTCAATGAAATACGATGCTATTGAGGTCTATCAATTAATTTGCAATAAACTAAATTACCCAGAAGGACACCGAAATAGATTATTTTAAACACAAAGAGATGAAAGCAAAGGTATATACAGTCAGCAGAGAAAGGGCGATAAGTATTGCAATGAATCACAACTGAATTTCTGAAAGCGATAAACGCTGCTAATGGGCCAGGGAAAATGGCCGACACTGGGCTGAGTATCCTGAGGATAAATGTGGGTACTCAACCTGGGAGTTCTCAAAATTAGATAAGAGAACTCCTGAGATTGACGCTCTGTATGAAGAATATTTAGAACACAGTTGATAATGATAGATCCAGTATTACAGCCGATCTTAGATTTTTATAAAATCCACGGAAAGCCTCCCGGGAAAAGAGATATAACCCCGGGGGCTATCCTGTGGAAATATAAGAGTTGGGCAAAAGCTATTGAGGCAGCAGGGCAGAACACGATGCCCCGGATTCCGAAGCTGGACCAGTTCATATATACGATTATGATCTACCCTGCACCGCCTTCTGATGCCATGATAGCAGGGGAGATTGAGCTATATATCTACGATGCGATAAGAAGGGGATTAGAAACTAAAAATAAAATTCAACCATGCAAGAGAAAGAGGAGGTTTTAAAAAGACTGGGAGAGATATTACTCTCCTTGCGAAAAGAAAAGGGCGTGTCCGGCTACAAGGTCGGTAAAGACACGGGGATAATTAACACTATCCGGCTGAAAATGGAGAAGGGGCAGATTAATTACGGAGTATATAACCTGTACAATTATCTCCAGGTTCTTGGCATAGATTTAGGCGAAATTTTAGAAAGGGAAATTTTGAGCATAAAAGATTGTAGAATCAACTCAAAAAAGCCTATCTTTATGAAGGAAAATGAGTGATAAAAATGCTCCTAAAAGCCAACATTTAGGCCAACAAAGGGCTTAATCAATTAATTATTAATATTGTTTATGAATCCTGTCGGGGTCACTTTGATAATTATTTGCTGATAAATAAGCCGTTCATT